TACATCAACTACCACACCGGTGCCGGAAATGAATGGTTTGACGGCGACCTGGAAGACGCGATGAAAGCAGCAGAGAGCGGTGTATGCTACACACAGCAAGACGTAACAATCGAGACATACGACGGCAACGAGTTTGAGCGCGTCGCAAAACTGCCTTGGTGTGGATGCGCACCAGAAGATGAGGATGATGTGTTGATCGACTACGGATCGTTTGGATATTACGGTCAGTGGGTCGAATATTGATCTTCGGCGTGATGACGTATGGAGGCTTGTAAAATTGAGACTTAGAAAGTGTGCTAACTGTGAGAAAATCTTCTCGGCAGCTGGCAAGGCTGTGCGGCTGTGCCCAGAGTGCGCAGATGCATCTAAACGGGACGTAATCCGCGAGAGGGTGTGTTGTCAATGCGGTGCCGTATTTGACGGAGGCCCAAGAGCATGGTATTGTCCATCCTGCCGTCTCGAAAGAATGAGACGGCAGGATGCTGAATACAAACGCAAAGGGCCAGCTCGTAAAATCGGAAGCATAGATGTATGCGCTGTGTGCGGAAAAGAATATACCGTAAACAGCGGCCGTCAGCGTTATTGCCCCGCCTGTGCCGAAAACGCGATTAAAGACATCGACCGTGCATCGTCTCGTGAGTACTTTGCTCAGCATAAGGATGAGCACTACGAGTCACGGAAGGATGCTGTAACGCTTTGCGTAATTTGTGGTAAACCGGTGCCAAAAGGCACGCCGAGCGTTACGTGCTCTAAAGAGTGCGCCACCTTAGTCCGAAAACGGCACAACCAAAACGCAGATTATAAGCGCGGAAAATCCAACTCGCCATCCAAAATCATCAGATTAGACATCGCCACCAGAAAGGAGTAAGTAATGACAACACATACGATCTATCAATTTGGCCAGCTTTACCGCGCCCTGACCGACGCAACCCGTCCGCATGGGGCGAATGACGCAGAATATCAGAACGCCCTGCATCGTCCACTGACGGAGATTGCAAAGGCTATCAAGCTGGCCCACCAGCTACATGTAATGACCCCGGAACTCAACAGCCTTTGCGCCGAATTCCTTGACGATGTGTCGCTGGAAGATCTCGAGGCGGAGCAATCCGGCACTGGCCTCACACTCCCACAGCAGGGCACGTTTTCTCTCGGGTATGCAAAGGGGAAAACTGTTAAGGATAAATAACTCCACATGAGCCAAAAAATCCCCCACCTTTCGGTGGGGGATTTTTCATACCCGTTTCATTTTATTTTTTACCCGTCCGGAAATGTGCCGTATCCCACCAATGGAATACCCCATCGCGTCGCAGCAACTTTCGATCGTTATTCCCGCTGCCCGCAGGTCGAAAAATTCCCGCTCCAGACTGGTAAAATTGCAGGCTGCCCGGAAATGCTCCAACTCCGGAACTGTATAGTCCTTGATCTGCATCCCCGTCACCTCCTGTTACCGATTCAGGATAATCAGCACTCGCAATGCACTCAGCGGCATATCCAGCACCATATCATCGCCGCTGCCGCTTTTGCCCTTTAGCTTCCCGGCGTCCACCAGCTTGTCCAGCTCCTTGCGGTACCCATTCGGCACCTCGCCCAGGGTGTGATACCACGGCTCAATGGGCTGTAGCTTGCCGTCACTGCCCAGTCCGACAACCATGTTGGTCTGCATATCGCCGTCGGCACCCAGATAATAGGTGTCACCTCCGGCCTCTACCTGCCACGTATTGCTCAACATATAGCCCTCCTTGTCAAAGCTGTACCACTTGCCGTCGATCTTCGCCCAGCGGCCCTTATAGTAGGTATTGGAGGTATCCGCATACCACCAACCCTTGCTATCCTGATGCCAGCCTACCGTATATTTGCGGCTGCTGGTGACACTGCCGGAGTGCGCCATTACGTTGATGTCAAACCGTCCAGAGCATCCGGGGATTGTGTAGCTGCTGCTGTACTGCCAAAAGTCCCAGCTGTTGGTGCTGGCCTTGTCGGCATACTGGGCATACCACTGGGCGTATTTGCCGATCCGATCCTTGTCCACATAGTTGCGGAGATAATCTAAGTTATAGTACACGCCAGGAGTATAGCCCCCTGCTTTGACAGCCTCGCAAAATGCCACTGTATGGGCGTTAAACGCTTCCCTGCCCAACGTCACGCCCTGTTTTTTGGCGTAATCGACGGTATCATACTCAAAATCGTAAAACACCGGAAGGGCAATCTTGTCCTTGTAGGGCTCCAGCATCTTGAGAACAAATGCCGCCTCATTCTTCGCCCCGGAAGCGTCCAGCGCATAGGAGAAATGATAGATGCCCACATGGATGCCCTGCGCAAGGGCACCTTCGATATTGCGCTTAAAATAGGTATCAGTGTGGCCGGTGCCGTAGCCGGTGCGGATGATTGCAAAGCTGATACCCGCCTTTTTGATCTTTGCCCAGTCCAGAGCGCCGTTGTGCTCGGAGACATCAATGCCAATGAGTTTAGCCATCATTATCCTCCTTTACCTCCGGAAGCCCCGCGATACTCGTCAGCAGGCTCACGATGCCCGCCAGAGCCGCAGTGCCCACCACGGTAACCCAGTCAACCGCCCCGATGGTTACGGCGGCGGGGATCATTGCTACAGCCGTCTGCGCCACGGTTTTTACGGCGCGGATGCCCGCTGCTTTCCACCAGTTTTTCGTTTTAATGGTCATGATTATCAGCCTCCAAATCTTTAATCCGATGGTTAATTACCTTGATCTGCTCCTCCACCACCGGCATACGCCTGGCGAATCCATTGTGCTCCCTGACCTCCCGGGTCAGCTCCTCAATTTTGGTGTCCGTCACCGCCTGTTTTTGCTCCAGCGTGGCCTGCATCTCTCTGGCAGTACGGCGGTTGGTGATAACCACGCCCACCAGCGCCAACCCGCCGGTGATGAGAGACGGAGCGACTGCTATGATGATCTCCTGCATACTGCCTCCTCACGGCTCCGGGTGCAGCATACCGATCAGCTCCGTGTACTGCGTTTCCGTGAGCTTCCCGGCGGCGTAAAAGATGTCGAGTTTATCCTCCATTCCGTCGGTCTGCCCTCTCTCGATCATGCGTTTGAGTGTCCTGTACAACATTTGCTTACCTCCTTATTCTGCGAGCCCAAGCTCCAGCATAGTGAGCCGGTACTCATGATCCACGATTAGTGCACTGATGTCCTCGGCCTCTGATGGTGGCGCCGGAACCAACTTTGGATCCACCATAGCCTCGTACTCCGCGACTTCCTCCGGCGTAGCATCGCGTACAACGCCGTTGATGTATATCCTCATCACGCATCACCTCCCGTATATGGAGAGTGTCCCAGCGACGGCCTTGTACAATTGGTTTGGGACCATGAGCGTTATTTTTGTTGCAGGGCCAACGCCGAGTATGCCGCTCTGGGAGGATGAGATATACGCTGATGCACTCCCAGTTGGATCAGCTCCGGCGTGGGTGTTCTGCAGTCGCGGTTCCCAAAAAATTCCGTTGTATCTTACGGTGCCGGCAAAATTCCAGCTGTCTGAGCTGCTGCTTACCTGTATCGGCACTAAGTTCGCGCAGATCCTTTGATCGTTGATATACAGGGCATAATAGCTCTGGATTGTAGCTGTGCTTTTTACCCCCAGACTGATAAAAATCAGCTCTGTGAGGTTTGCAAGCTCGGACTGGGTGATAACGTGTACGGAGTTTTGCTCAAAGTCGATTTGGGCGATTAAAGTAGGCTCTCCTTTAGCGCCCCCTCCACTCGCCATATCCACCGGCACCCACGCCGTCGGCACCCCGTTAGCATCCACCGCAGAGATTTTAACGGTCTGGCCGACGGTAGCGCCGGTGACATCCAGCCCGGCACCAGCGGGGCCTGTAGGGCCTGCCGCGCCTGGGTCTCCCTTTGGCCCCTGTGCCCCGTCAAACTCGCCGCTTGCTTTTGCCTGCGCCAACGCCTTGTTCGTCGCGCTCTGTAGGTCATCCTCAGTCAGCGCCCCCAGCCCCTTTGCCGTAATCTCTACAGCTCCGGTCTGACCGTTGATGGAAGATACACCGGCAACGCCGCCACCGTCCTCAAGCGCCTTAATGCGTTCCAGCAGCTTCGGGTCGAGATACTTTTGATCGAGGTGGTGGACTTTTTCTTTGTCTGAGATGGATACAATTTGCCAATTAGTTACCTCTTTGCCAGCAGCAAAACATTTGATTTGGTAATTATTCTCGTATACAGTAACTTCGTATTCACCAGCGACATAATTGTAGACATATGCCGAAGAAAAGAATCTAGGAACAATGTTCTTATAAAGATTTCCCTCAATAATAAAAGACAAAGCCGCTTTTTCTACGTCATTTCGGTTTGAAAAAGCACCATTTTGTGTGCATATTTTGTCCCAAATGTCATATGTATTGCCGAGATTAGTTATAATCGGTGGCTTTTCTGTATAAAACGGCCTATTAGCGATATACCCTTTACCCTCTGGATCGTTCTGATTCCAGTCAGGCTGCACGTTTGCAGCTTCCAGCGCCTTAATCCGTTTATCCAGTTGCTCCCACGTTTTAATCTCCGTTGGCGTGTATGCGTATCCATCTGGTTTCGGCCTGCGCTCCACCGGGATTCGCGCAGCATCCAACGTGTGATCCTCTTTATACGTCCAAAGCAGGATGTCCTTCCCGGTTTGCAGCAGTTCATTTGGCACTTTGACCCACCGGTCTGCTACCGGAAGCTCCACCGCAGAACTCCCAAACTTAAAGTGCACCGTCGGCACATTTTCCGGTACCTTAACTTTCTGCTCTGTGTCCCACTGCCAGAATTTTAACTGCCCGTTAGATAACTCAATTACCATTCCCTCACTCCTTTCATATCCTGTACAACTTTGGTTCCGCCGAAATCCCACTCACGTCCATGCTGCTTGTCAGCCACATATTCGCGTAAATTCTCGTCGTCTTTGTCAGCGTAAACGTCGCGCCGCCTCCAATATCCCACACCGGCGTTCTCTCCGCCGTGCTGGCCCCGTCGCTGCTGGTTGTCGTCCCGGTGATCCCGCTCCCGGTGTCTGCATCATAGAGTCGGATACCCCACATGGAATGGCTTGCATTTTTTGTGTTTGTCCCTGTCCCGTTGACAAATCCGGATAGCTTGTAGGCCCCCGGCGGCAGCTGCACCGGGCAAGATTTTGAAATCAGCGTTTTTGTAATTCCGGACGTTGCCTGTCCGCTCAGGCTCAATTTTTTCCCGGTCAGTGTGAACCCTAGCCCGTTTGTGGTGCTGTTTCCTTGCGGTATTCCCGACCATACGTCAGGGATGAGGTCTGTTGCCCCGGCGCTTAAATCTCCGCGTGCGCCGTTTGTCAGTGCTCCGTACAGCGGCCTTGCGTATAAAAATGGTGCTCTTGCCGACGTGCTTGTTACAATCAGGTTCCCACTTGCCGGGTAACTGGTAATGTTTAAAAATTTGTCCTCGCTAATCATCATACCAACGTGGCTGATCCCAAAATACCGCTTCGGGTATACCAGTGTCCCGTTGTCGTTTGTTTTGTAGAAAAAGCACAGGTCGCCGGGCTTCACGTCTCGTTCCCCGGGCCAAAAGGTCAGTGCCATTCTGGCATAATAGGCCGCAATGTCCGAGGCTGTCACAATCCGCAGGTAACCGTCCGCTGTCTTGTATTTGTCCCCGATGTATGCAATATCTGCGTCCATCGGTTGTTTGTCAAAAAACTGCTCCGCCCATGCGTCATTTGTTGCTTTCACGTTTTGCGGTGCATAGGACTGGTTCGCCCCGGTGATCCCCGCAAACGGGCTTTTTAGATACCCGATCCCCCGCAGCACGAATCCGGTGTACGACGAGCAGTCCATTACGCCCGCACCACTTTCGTCGGATAATCTCCCGGTTCCGTCCGCATTGGTCGGCTTCATCGGGCCGAATCCGTCCTGATATGCAAACGCCCTGGTTCCGCTTGCCTTTGCGTTCCAGTAGGTCATTCCACAAACCGCCGCCGCCATTGCCCCGTCAAAGTTCGAGCTGTCCGGTGATACCCCACCGTTGGTGTTGATGTTCGGCGGCTTTGCCCATATCGTTTCAATTTCTGCCGGTATATTTTCCCCTAGGATCGTTTGCGTCCTGTGCGTCTTCTCTCTGATTTTCTTTGTGATTGCTGTTAGCGTCTCCCGCTTGATGGTGTACATTACGTTGCTACCCCCTCAGCCGCTGTCAACCGCTCCCAGACCTTTTTCACGATTTCCTCCGGTGTTGTGGCCTCCTGCTTTTCTTTTGCAATGCTCTTCGTCAGCTCCGTTGCCGTTGCCCCCAGCGTTACCGTGCTTTTGTCCGGTGCCCCCGGTTCCAGATGGATTTTTAGACACGGCATATCCGTCTCCAGATCGTGCGGCGCTGACCTCACGTGTACGATTTCCCCCAGCTGGATATCGTCAATCTCAATGTTCACGATGTGCAGGTCTACGGCGTTCAGTTCGATCGTCGTTGTGGCCTTCACCTGGTTTTTGAGCCACGTTTTCGCCTTGGTCAGTAGATTGCTTGGCAGCGTCACGTCATCCCATACGTTTGTCCCCCAGATTTTTCCCCAGACCTTGATGCCGTCCGCGTCCTCCACATACATGGTTCCGCCGTTGGCCTCCCGCACCGTCACCCGGTTCCCGTGCCACAGTGTCAGCCCAGATGTTTCTGGTTCTTCCGTATATTTGTCGTATGTGTTTTCGTTGGTTCCGTTTTCTTCGATCCGCGCCCCGAACGGGTATAGCACCGTCACAATGTTCTCTGTGTCAATGTGTTCCTCCAGGTCAAGCAGGTTTTCTCCAAATTCCACGGTCTGGTTGCTTTTCTCGGTCAGCTCCGCCAAGTAGTCCACATAATATTTTCCGTCCGTCTCCCTGACCATTACGTAGCCGCCCAGCATATCAATTAGCTTGCCCGAAACCGCCTCCCAGCTGGATATACTGGACTCGCTGGAGCGTACCAGTACCCCGTTGTTGTCCGGGTCTGTCACCGTCACAGTCCCCAGGTATAGTTTCTTGTAATCCTCCACCTCGCTATTGTGGGTGTCCAGAATAAAACGCAAAAAGTTTGTCACAGTGCCCTTGTAAGCAAACGGCGGAAGCATGGAGTCGCAAAGAAACGCCAAGTGCCCCTCACAGTACACCTCCACATTGTTGTAAAAGTCCCTCGTGGTGTCCGCCACCCGCCCCCGGAATACTTTTCTGCCGCCGTAGGTTGCAATTACAACCGTCCCCAGCTGTGTTGCCGTATCATACCCAGGGTTTGTAATCGGCACCGTGAACTTCATTGACCCATGAGCGTTTACCTCCAAGTCAATTTCTATGTCCGCTACCACTCGCCCTTGATCGTACAGATTCGGGTGGTCGATGCATACATCCCCCGCATAAATCGCCCACAGCGCCGGGTTGCTGTTTACGTTCACAGGCTTCCCCTCCTGTACCGGATCGTCACAGTCTCGCCGCCGGTCACTGCATCCTTCGCCGCAATTGCAAACGTCACCGGGTCATTTCGGATTATAATATTTTCGTTAAAATAGGTTCCTTCGTCCACGTCATATCCCTGCCCGTTGACCGTGACCTTTACGTCTGCGGTTGTCTCAATGGTTGGGATTACCGGCTTTGCCGACCCTTCCACCGTAATGGTCGCGTTTGCTTGCAGTGTCCCAAATATCTTTACATTGCTTACATCTCCCGTCACGGTTATTCTGTATATTTTTTCCCATTCGATTGTGGCTTTGGCTTTTTCCAGCGTCCATGCGTAATGTGTGCTCTGCACCTGCTCCACGCTTCCCGCGCTCTTTTCCCCGGCTTTAACCGCGATGCTTACTTTCCTCCCGGCTTTTTTGTCGTATTCCACCGTTAGCGCCTTGAAAAGGCTCCAGTCAACGCTCCGCACGTTTTTAGACCCGAATACGATCACCGTTTTCTTCGCGTCACCGCTCCCGGAGTTTAGCGTATACATATCGTTCCTGACGCCGATCAGCCTGATTTTCTTTTCGCTTTCCGCCGACAGCTCCACCGCATATTCCCGTTCTGTTTTTTCTGTCTTAAACGGCCTCACCGTCGCCCGAAGCGTCGGAAATGCCATTGTCCCGTCTGCGTCCCATTTGTCCACCGTCACCCGCCCCTCATAGGTATAACCCGGATCGTCGCTGCACGTAATTTCGCATCTTCTGCCGTGTACCGCGTTCATGACGTCCGTGTAGATTTTGTTCCATTCCTTCCGTTTCTTCCGGCAAAGGAACGGAAATTCAATTTCTCTGTCCTGGTAGGTCACTGTCCCGATGGTGCTTTCCGTCAGGTCAAGGCTTCCGTTTCGCCCTGGAACCTCCACCATATAGGTGTTTGGTTCCGGGGCGGAGACCACCACCGGCTCCGTCAGGTACAGCCCCCAATCCTCATAGGAGTTGTACGTTACCGTCTCTCCGTTTGCCTCTCTTGTGAAATCTACCGAATGGTAGTGATTAGTTGCCACGGCGCTTCCTCCGTTCTTTGCTTCCCAGATCGTTGTCGATGTACGGTGCTACCGCCTTCGCCAGCCCCTTTGCGGTGATCCCGCTCCCATTGTCCATCTTTTCTACGATTTCCGGCAGGTACTGCTCCAGTATTTTTTCCAGCTTCTGATTCCCGTTCCCGCTTTCTTTGCTTTTTTTCTCCGTTTCTGCACGGTTTCCTGCCCCGTAAACGCCCGCTGCACTTTCCCGCGACATTCGATTCGCCGCTTTTGTTACCTCGCTGATGTGCTCCGTAATGCCCTGTGCAAAGCCCTCGTCATAATACCGGCCTACCTCCGCCATAACCCGGCTTGGCGACCGAATCCCCAGCCTGTCCTTTGCCGCCTTGTATGCATCCTGCGCAGCATTTTCCGCCGCTTGTCTAATCATCCAGCTATTGGCGTTGATCCCTCTTGCCACGCCCGCCGCAATGCTGTATCCAACGTTGTACCAGCTTACGGAGTTAAACTGGCTTGCTGCGCTTGCCGCTATGGTCTGCGCCGCCACCTTAACGCTTTCCTGCTTGCCAAGCATACCAATCTTAAACTGGGTGATCGCGCTCCCGCCTGCGTCCCTGTATTTGCTCTTTTCGCCCTCAGCGGCGCCCGCACCGGCATCCGAGACCGCCTCCGCAGCCGTTTCCACGGTTCCGGTCTGGCCTTCAACCCCGCCCGCGTAATCTTCAGCGTTGGCTGCACCGGCTCCTTCATAATCACCCGTCTGTAATGTTTCTGCTCCGGAGGCGCTGTATTCTCCGTACAGCCCGTCTACTCTTGCAAGACTTTCGTTCGTGCTATTGTAAAAAGCCAATCCTCCGGTTTCTCCGACTTCGCCCATTGCGGCTGCCAGTTTCTCATAGTTTCCGGATGTGTCGTCCACCATCGCCTGGACTTGAGCTGCATACCCGACGCCAAGATTCCGCATTACGTTGATTAGATCAATCGCACCCTGATCGTTGTTCGCAACTGCATCCGCCATTAGGTCTGTTAGATTCTGATCCCAGTTTTGATATGCTTGTACGTTGTACTCCAGGTTTTCCGCCATGTCCGACAGTGATATTTCGGCATCTGTACTCAGCTTCTGGAAGCCGTTTATAATGCTGTCCTTGACGCTGTTTACGCCTTCGCCCCATTCCTCCGCGCTGATCTCGTTGTTAATCAGCCATTGACTGAGGTCTTCCAATGGGATCCCTAGGCTTTCCACCCCGGCCACCAACCCCGGATACTGCGTAATCAGTTCCTCGTTGGTTGCTCTCAGGTTCAGCGCCGCCAGCTGTATTTCCGCCGTCTTCACCGCCGCCTCCGACGCGGTGTCCTTGTACTTTTCAAACTCACTTTCTAGGTCTTCGTAAACGCTTCGCAGGTCTCCGCCGGATTCCGTCGCGTCCTTTGCCTTGGCGTATATGTCCGCCATGGCCTCGTTGGCCTCCTGCATCTCCTCGGTCATGGTCGCAACTGCTTCTCCGGTTTCTTCGGCAGAATCCTTGAGCCCCTCGTTCCCGTCTGTGGCTTCTCCGGTCACCGTTGTATTTTCTGCAATTTCTTCGTTTATTTCATTGTACTTGTCACTGAGCGAATCATATTCCGACTTGTTTTCACGGAGGGAATCACTTAATGCATTGTAGGTGTCCTGAGCCTTTGTTTGCTCGGAAAGCATAGCCTCAGTAACTGGATATCCTTTGCCCTCTGCGTCAGTAATCGCGTTCTGCGCATCCACGAGGTCTTGTCCGGCTTTAACAAGTTCTTCTTTAGTGTCGTAGTGTTCCTTGTCCAGTTCGATCATTCTCTCGACGATGCTTTCAGCTTCTTTTTGCAACCTCATCGTGTGAATGTAATCACGGAGTGCGCTCTCTGTCATATTGAGCGTTTCGGTCTGCTCATCATAACTTAAATTAAGCCCTTCAACCGAACTGTTCAGTTCATCTACAGTAGATTTAATCTGCGCATTGGTTGAAGCAGATTTTTCCTGTTGTCCAACCAGAGAAAGCAGGCTTTCCATGAGTGCCGTCGTTTCTTTCTTCGTGTCTTCTAGGCTTTTTTGCGTGTCGCTCCACTTCTCTGCGGATTCCCTTGCGTTGTCCAATGCTCCTGCCGTGGCTTCTGTTTCGTTTGCGGTTTCGATCATTGATGTCGTAAGAAGCCCAGCCGCAGCACTCACTACGCCAAGCACAATCCCAACCGGCCCAAGTGCCGCGCCAAATGTGCTGCTTACCAGCTGGAATACCTTTACCGCCGTTGTCGCAACCGTGATTCCGGTTGTAAACGTTGCCAGCGCAGCCACCACGCCTGTAATCACCGGCACTGCCGCCTCGTTGTTGTTGACAAATCCCGTCAGTCCGTTGAGCGCCTTTGTAAATCCCTCTGCCAGCTCTCCCAGCGCCGGTGTCAGTTTGTCTCCTACCGTGATTTCCAGCCCTTCCAACGCGCTTTTCGCCAATTTTACCTGCCCTGTGTAGGTATCCAGCTTGATATTGGACATATCCTCCGCCGCGCCGGAACAGTTTGCAATGGATTCTGTCAGGTTGTTCCAGTCCTCGTCACTGGCATTAACGATGGCCAGCAGTCCCTTCATGCCCCGCTGACCTGCCAGCATATAGGCGTTGTTGATCTTCTGCTCCTCGGTCATGCCTGCAAAACTGTCCCGCAGCTCCCCGAGGAACTGTCCCAGCGGCTTTGCCTTCCCGCTTGTGTCAAACATGGTCAGCCCCAGGTCTTCCATGGCTCCGTTTGCCGTCTCGTTTGCGCCGGACATTCTGGTCAGCGCCGTGGTCAGCGCCGTGCCGGACATCTCCGCCTTGAGTCCGTTGTTTGCCATAATACCCAAAGCTACCGCAACGTCGTCAATGCTGTAGCCCATGCCGCCTGCCGTTGTGGCGCAGGCCTGGAAACTGTTGCCCAGCAGGGCCACCGAAGTGTTTGTGTCCGCCGAAGCTCTTGCCAGTACGTCCGCAAAGTGTCCCGCCTGATCCGCGCCATATCCGAATGCGGTCATAGCGTCCACAACCATGTTGGTTGTGTCCCCCAAGTCTTCGCCGGACGCCGATGCAAGGCTCATGGTTCCAGCCATGGAGTCCAGCATCTCGTCTACCGTCCAGCCCGCCTGCCCCATGACCTGATAGGCATTCGCCACGTCCTGGGCCATAAACACCGTGGTGGAGGCATAGTCCTTTGCCTGGGCCTCCAGCTTGCCCATTTCGTCCGTGGTCGCGCCGGATACCGCTTGTACCGTCGCCATGGTGTAGTGGAAGTCCGCCGATACGTCCACGCACTCTTTTAGTGCCGCCGCCACCTTGCGGATACCCTCTACAACGCCGGAAGTGACCAAAATGGAGGACAGCGTATCAAAGGATTCGCTGACACGGGATGTGCTGTCTGCACCGTCCTCCATGTCCGCTGCCGCTTCTTTGACCTCTTTGCCCATCTTGTCAATGGAGGTGGCGCAGTGGTCTGAGGCGTTCTTTGCTTCTTCCAGATATCCGTTTGTTTTATTGATTTCAACAGTCAGGTTCGCTTCCTCCGCTTTCGCGGTGTTGAGCTGCTGCTGCCATTTTTCTGTTTTATTTGTTGTGCTCTGTAGCTTTCCTTCCTGTACGGTAAGGTCTTTTGTCAGTTTTGCTTGTGTCTCCAGTAGCTTCCCGGTTTCCTCCGCCGCGCCGTTTGTGCTTGTGTTCAGCGCTGTCATTTTCCCGTTGAGGTCATTGATCTCTTTTTCAAGCTCTGTTTGTTCTCTGGATGTATCCTCAGTCGTGTTTTTCAGCGCTTCCAGCTCTGCTTTTGCTGCATCTAGCCGGTTTTTGTAGGTAAGCCACTGCTTCCCGCTCTTTTGCGTCGCCGCGTCCGTGGCTTCCAGCTTTTTTCTGTTGTCTTCCAGCTGGTTCTTGGTGTTTTCAATCGCCGTTTTCATCTGGTCTTGTGCCGTCTTACCTGCCTTAATGGCATTGTTCAGCACTGTGATCTTTTCTCGCTGCTTTTCAAGGGTGCGGGTGAGAACGCTCAGTTTCTCGCTAAGCGCTTCCTGCGAGTTGGCATTGGTCTGGAATGTCGCCGTAACCGCTGTCATTTCCGTTTTCAGCGTTTTCAGCGCCGTGTTGATGCTTGTCACCGCAGACCTGTACTGTTTTTCGCCCTCAATTGAAACCTTGGTCGCAATACTTCTTCCGGTGCTTTTCGCCATTCCGTCGCCTCCTACGCTTCGTCGTCTTTAATCCCGTGTGATTGCTTGTAAATCTCCCAAAGGTCGGTGATGATCCCGACCGGGTACTGCAAGGTCTCCTGGATGCTAAGGCCGCACCGGACGCCCACTGCTATGTAGCTCGCCGCCGATAGCGTGTCGTCGTCCGGCGCGGCACCCATTTCACTTAGTTTTTTTTTAACTCGATCGTGTCAATGTCCACCATGTCGCTTTCCTCCGGCTTGTAGTCCCTGTGGGTGCCGTACATAATGGCCGCATTGATTCCCGCAATCGCGCTTTGTAGCTCCCATGGACTTGCAGCGTACCGGAGGTATTTTTTCATCTCGTCCGTGTCCGGCACCGGGTCTGCGTCGTAGCCATAGACGCTGCACGCGGCAGACGCCTCCCTTGCCATCAGGTGCAGCATATCCGCCACCCGCTCCGGGTTTTCCATGCCGATATCCTGGTCTCCGTCTTCCCTTTGCGTCCACTCAATCATGGCCCGTCCGTTCCACAGGAGCCGGAATTCCCAACCTCCGAGTGTTACCCTCGGCATATTCAGTACGCCGCCCATGGTTTAACCCGCCTGACCGGCCTTGGTTTTGAGCCACTCCACCGCCGCGTCCTCTTTGTCGAACTCCTGATAGCTTCTGGTGGGGCCAAAGCTCGGCTCGATTGCATTGAAGGTTACGGTGGTGGAGGCAAGGTTCAAGCTGGAGCCGCCGGAGGTGCTCTCCTCTTCCCCCTGCACCGCCTGGGCCTTGTAGTAGAAGTAGGCCATAAAGGTCTTTTTATTGGTCTTGTCCGCCATAGTCCGCAGGTATCCGATGCCGACGTAGGGTGCAATGTCCTCCATCTTTTCATCCACCTGCTTGGTTTCTGTGCCGGTCAGTGCGTGGCCGTACAGCTTGCCCGCAGTCTCCGCAGGTACGCCCCAGCCTGTCCATTCCACCGTCCAGCCGGTCACCTGGGAGATATTCGCCACCTGCTTGTCGTCTCCGTCTGCGGTCGCGTTTGCAGTGGTGGGGCTTGCCTTTACTGCGTTGGTGTCTCCGATTTCCAGCATCGCGTCATAGGTGGGGACTGCCGTATCCGTCTCCGCCTTCAGCGGGAAAATCATCATCCGTCTTACGCCCACGCCAAATTTATTGGTTGCCATCAAATCATTCCTTTCTATTTGTCCTTTAGCAGCACGTCTCCCATGCGCTGCACGATTGCTTGTTCTCCAGTTTCTACCGCCAGCCGGTTAAACGCTCTTGCCGGTTGGTGCCGTTTCCCATACTCGTTGATAAAGGCAACTTCCGCATTTCGGTTCCCCTTTCGGTTCCGCCCGGTGTAGGTCACGTAGCATTCCCAGCCATCCGCGCCTTTTTTCGGTGCTTTCACGGTCAGAGCCCCCAGCGTATCGCCGGTTCGCTTTACTCCCATGGCCCTGCCTTTGTTGTAGGTGTAGGTCTTCAGCAGCTTCGCCCCGGCTTCTACCGCCGCTTCCACGTTTTCTTCCCCGGCATCCAGCGCCAGTTCGAACAGCTTTTTGGAGTTGCTGGTAAATATGATCTTTCCCATCGCTACACACCGCCCAGAAACGTCACCGTCCAGATATACCGCCATTCCTCCCGGTCGTTGTCATACGTCATGCCGTCAAACTGATAATTTACGCCCATGTCATTAAGCGCCAGTTGGATGGTGCCCGGTACATCGTCGTATTCCTTTATGGTGTAGTAGTCCAGTTGACACAGTGCCACGGTTGCCACCGGTGCATCGTCCCCGTAGCTGCTGTTCGTCTCCAGCTCCTGCCAGCACAGTACGGGGCATTCGTCGTCCGGGGCCGCCATCAGGTGGTAGACCGGCACGCTGACCGCCTCCACCAGCTTGTCCTTAAACTCCTGTACTGTCACCCTCGTCCACCTCCGTTTTATACTGTGTCTTGCTGATCTCCAGCGTCACGTCCAGGCTCTCCGGGGTTGTCATGGTGTTCCGTGCGACCTTCTGCACCTTGTACTGCCTGTCATCCCCGGAAAGCGTTACGATGTCTCCGGAGGGCTGAATGCCTGAGACGCGCGGAATCCTGACCACTTTCGAAATCCTGCTGTCCGCCTGCATGGCCGCATAATACCTTACGTCGCCTACCTTTTTTTCGGTAAATGGCACTCGGAGGAATTCCTCCATGGTGTATTTCGGTCTATCGCCCTTTCCGGCTTCATTTTTTACCCGGTAAAAGACGGCAAGCCCATCCGTAAACGTCTGCGGCCCCAAAGGAGTCTCGATCTTACGCATATCTACTCCTCCAGTTCCTCACCGTTCACGCCGTACAGATTCCTCAGGCGCATCAGGTCGCGCTGATAGTTGATCTCAAACATCTCCGTTGCGTCGCTCCGCACGTACCGGAGATAGTCAAACAGCAGCGCTTGCGGCGTCCCCGGGACATCAAAGTTGAGCGTTGTCCCGGCATATTCCTCCAGCAGCACTTTCCCCCGTTCGATCCCGCCCTCCAGCTTGCGCTGGAGGGTTTTGTCTTGCCAGGTGATTTGAAGATATGCCAGCGCATCTTCCATCAGTGCCATGGTTTAGCCTCCCACCGCTTCTCCGGTGCTATCCTGCACGATCTTATAGGCCAGCGCCGCCAGCGCGGAAATGTCCAGCACCTCGAAGCTGGTGTTGTCCTTGGGCCGTCCATTGCCCAGCAGCCGAATCTTGTATACCCGGTTATCCTCCAGGAACTGTACGGAGTCATCATAGGTCACAACGCCCTTTTTGCTGCCCGCTCCCAGCATCCCGATGTACTGTTTTCCAAGGCCAACCACAGCCTTTCCCTTGGGGCATCCCTCGCTCTGAATAACCCTTGTGTGGAACGGGAGGACGTTAGACACGTAGCCGCCGGAGGGGGTCATGTAGGTGGTGGCAGGCATAATCTTGGTAAAATAGTCCTCCGGATTGCACACCAGAATCACGTCGCTTACCTTTCTGTTTCTTCCGGTTTGCGTCTTCGACAGCTTTGCCAGGATCGCGCCGTAGGTTGCCGGGTCAAGGCTGGTCACCTTGGTTGCGGTCTTCTGCGGGTAGGTGGTCAGCCCGGTGGAGCCGTCTGTGTTGCCCTTATCCAGGTCTCTGGTCATGCCCACGGGGCAATCTGCGTTATCCGCGTTGCCAGCGCCATCCACGATTGCCGCCTCCATGGCGGTGCCTGCTGCCTCTGTGAGGATTGCCCGCACGTATCGGTCTAGCCATGCCGCGCCCAGGTCAAGATAGTCCTGGCTCACCGCCATGAATGCGGTCAGCTTGCAGGTGGTTACGCTGATCTTGCCAAACGCGCCGGACAGCTCCTCGGTAACGGCACTGCCAATAGCACCCCACTTTGCGGTCTGCACGCCCTGCTTGTTGTAAATCCAGCTTGTCATGTAGCTGGAGTTTACAAAATCAATGGCATCCAACAGCTCAAAGTTGGACTTTACATCCTGCATCACCTGGTCGATGATGGTCTCCGGCATGGTGACGGAAATGTCAGTCAGCGCGTTCTTCACGCCGGACACGTCCGTTCTCATTGCCGCTGCCAGGGCCTTGTAGTACGCGGTTTCCTCGTTGGTCAGCTGCCGCACACCTCTTGCCGCCAAAACGGTTGCATCGTTTCTCTGCGCCACGGACAGGCTCTGCGCCTCCTGTAGCATTGCCGCGCACACGTTCTCGCTGTAGCTCTCCAGGCAGGCAATCATTTTCTGTTCGCTGCCCTCCTGCATGGCGGAGGAATACGCAGCGCGAAACTCCTTCTTGCTGTCTTCCAGGCTTTTGGTCATTTTGATTCCCATATTCGCTTTCGCTCCTTTACAAAAAATTTCGAAACATTTTTTGGAACGCCGTCTTTGGCGGTTCCGGTTCTTTTCTCAGCGCATCCCTGATGCACTGGAACGCCGAGGAATACGCTGCATCCTCCTGCGGTTTCTCCTGCTCTACCGCCGTTGCAAACCCCCACTGTACGGCCTCCTCCGGGTCAATCCAGCTCTCCGCATCCAGCAGTTCCTCCAGCTTTCCGTCTTCCAGGCTCGTGTGCTCCCGGTAGATGTTCGCGGCAGTTTTGCTGATTTTGTCCAGATCATCCGCTGTCTTTCGCAGCTCTGCCGCGTTTCCCGCTGCATTCGCCCATGCGTTGTGGATCATGAGCAGGCTTGCACCCCGCATGATCCGTTTGTCCCCCGCCATAAACACCAGGCTTGCAGCCGAGCAGCAGAATCCCTCCGCAATGGTGGTAACGCTTACCCCGCAATTTTTAAGCATGTTGTACATGGCGATTCCCGCCGACGTGCTGCCGCCGTAGGAATCAATGTGGCAGATTAGCTCCTTTGCGCCGCATTCCTCCAGTTTGTCCAGCAGTGTCACCGGACTGCCTTCTCCTGGCCACGTCCACGCGCCTTCCACGATGTCTCCCAAAATATACAGGTGAGCCGGTTCACTTTCCTGCGCCGGTGCCGCAAACTGATATGGCACGATCATGTTGTCTCACCCCCTTCCTGTATTTCGTTGCCCTTAGAGCCCTGTGCCCCGTCTGCGGCTTGTCCCGCCGCTTCATCCGGGTTTTCCAGCAGACCGTAGTTTTTGGTAATATAGTGCTTCTGCGCCTCCGGAGTCCCCAGCAGCGGCTCTCCACGCAGGTCTCTAAGCTCGTCCACGCTGTACTGCCCGCAACTGGTCATTCGTTCGCAAAACTGCGGCAGGGCACTGGTGTCCCCCAGCTGGATTGGCAGTGGGTCAATAAACAGCCTTGACCCCCGTGTGTATTCTTTCTCTCCCAGCCGTTTTGCGTTGTATTCCTGCTCAAACGCCTGGGCAATTGGCCGGATGCCGAACATCACAAGGTCGGTTCTTGCATTTTCCGTATTCTCTACGCTGCCCTTCATCAGCGCCACGGGCACCCGAAGCGCCAGCCCCAGCCGTTCGGCAAACTCGTCTGTCATATTGGCAATATCGTTCATCTCGCTCGTGTTTCTGGCCGATGTCGCAATTGGTGTGTAGGTATAGCCCGTATTCAGGGTCAGTGCACCGTTTTGGCTGTTGAAAAACGTTTTGAGCTGGGCTTGCAGCCGGTTCATTAGCGCCGTTCGCTGGGCTTCCGTGCCGGATTCCAGCCCCACGATGTTCAGCACGCCCTTTGTCCCGCTTTGCCGCCTGTATCCGCCGTATGCCGTCCCGATCATGGTCTCGTACTCGTCTCCGATGCTGCTGAGCAGTGGGGCAAGCCCCGTCCAGTCCATCTTGATATGCATGACTTCTGCGGCGCTGAATGTATATGTCCTGGTGTCGTCGTCCACGCTCACGTCCCGGTAGATATCTGTCTGTGTCCCCCGGTGCTCCACGTTCCAGCTGTCTGCCACATATAGGTCTTTTCCGTTCGGTGAAAACACCAGCGCCTCGTTTTGCATCGCTAGCCAAAATACCAGTCTCGCGCAGAACTCCGCCTTGCTCTGGTTCCCGTTTGGCCGGTTGTTCAGCCGGAAAAACTCCGCGCCCTTCTCCTCTTTGCCGTCCTTGATCGTTCGCCACCGGCACATAGACAGCCCCGCCGCCAGATACCCCGCAGCGCTTGCCATCATAAGCATTTTGATATTCAGTATTTTTTCTGCCGTTTCTGTGGTTCCTGCCACAGGCTCCGCCTCGATTTTGTAATCTCCGGTTTTTTTGCCCGACAGCCAGTCCACAAAGTTTTGAAATGCTCCCATACCGGCCTCCTTGACTTAGAATGTAAATACGCCAAACCCCATGGCATTGTTTGCTTGCTCCAACTCCAGCCGATCCACCATTGTCACCGCAGCCACCGCCGCCATAAAACCGTCCGTTTTCCGCGTCTTTGGCTCGATCTTTCCGAAGGTGATATTGCCTCTGGTGTCCAGCAGCTGCTTGGTGTTGTTGATGTACCATCGCATCAGAGCATCATCTCCGAACGCCACCTGCTGCCGGTTCAGCTTTGCAATCAGTCTTGGGGCGATTTGCATAATGTTCCGCCCCTTTACCTGTAGAATGTTTCCGTCCTTTCCTGCCACGAAGCCGATGCCCTCCAGCGCCTTTTTCATGATCCCGAATCGGTAGTCGTCGATTGCCACGCCGATCACCCGCTTCACCGCCATCTGTTCGGACAGCCATTTGGCCGGTAGCTCCGGCGGTATCTCCACATCCTCTACCCAGGTAATAAGCCCCCGCTCCACGGCGTCCTGAATCGGGAACTTGATCCTGCTCAGGTCTTTACACTGACTGCAAACCCATGTGTGCTGCCGCCAGACCCATTCATCTCCAGCCAGTCCGAACAGCACCACGGCCACAAAGTCTGTCGTGCGGGCAAAGTCCATTCCGGCCACCCACACGTCCGGCTCCCGTTTTGCCGATCTGCTGCAAGCCACAATGTTCTCCCAGGCGGTGACTTCGGTTTCCATGCTTCCCTGCGGGATGTTCATTCTCTTGGTCATAAATGCGGCATTGCCGATGTTGTCCATCCTGTAGTCCGCATACTCCCGCCGCAGCTCGTCCATCAGGTTTGGAAAATACCGTAGGCTCGGATTGGCCTTGTACCAGTTCCGCTCCTCGTTTACTTCTTCTTTTGCGTCCAGCTTGCAGATAAACGGCAGCAGCCCGTTATCCGGAATCGCTCCCTGCAAAATCTGCTTGCTTCGTGCCAGCATATGATCCAGAGGCCCGTCCCGCACGTCGCCGTCCGTTGTGATAATCGTGCTCCGTGGGAATTCCTTTTTGCCCAAGCCGGTCTTTGCTACCCGCACCACGTCATAGTTTTCGTAGGCATGGAATTCGTCAAAATCTACCTTGCCCGGCCTTCCTCCGTCCTTGGTTTTCGCATTGGATGTCCGGAACCGCAGCTGTGACCCGGTCTGCTTCGACGTGATAACCTCCAAATTCCACTTAAAAAACTTCTGTAGCTTCCGCTCGTTCCGCTCCATGACGTTGTAAACATCCGTAAAGGACGTTTTCGCCTGATCTTCGGAGTTCGCGAAAATGTCGATGTGGTAGTCCTTCACACCATTCACCGGTGTCAGCAGGCAAAAGTCCTCGAAAGACAGGTATCCGTTTTTTCCCCCTCCGCGTCCCATGTACAAAAATGCCTCCGGGAATCTGAGCAATCCGTCCTCCCGGTATACGCAGTTGTGGAGCGCAAACATAAAGATTTCCCACTCGAAAAGTTTGTATGGAAAATACTTTTGATAGCCTAAATATTTGCTTAGTTGCTCATGGTTTATGCTTAAATTTTCTGTTTCAAAAACATTTTTTACGAAATTCCCGAGCATTTTCTGCCATTTACACACGGGGTACTCGTCGTCGTGCTCAATCATGTCGAGATAAGTTGTGATTTCTGGGCAATCAATTCTCAAAGCTCATCATCGTCCGGATTTGTGTACCCCTTCACGGTGATCTCCATGGAATCAAGCGCGTCCTGCATGGCTTTTGCAAATGTTACAATATCTCGACTCGCTGTGTTGTCTTTTTCGTACTGTTTGCCGGAACTGGAGGTTGTGAAATAGCTTCTGCCCCGCTCCCGGAGGCTTTTATTTGCCTCTTGAAAAGCGTCCCACAGCGCCAGGAACTGAGAAATCCGATCTTCAAACACCGGCCCGCCCAAACCTTTGGCCTGCAACTGTTCCCGGATTTCCGCTTCGATTTTTTCCCTTCGCTTTGTGGTCTCATTCAGCCCCATGGTGTCCATGATCTTCCCCATGTTCGCAATTTCCAAAGCGATTCCGTTTGTTCCGTTTTCGTCGTACTCGTCCCATCGGTCTGTATAGTCATTTTCCAGCTTCATGAGCCTGTCCCGCGCATCCAAATACTGCTCCAGAAGGTCTTTGTTCGCCGCGTCGCAGACGTTCATTTGCTTTAGCCGCTCCAACAGTGCTTTTTTTACTGCCGCCCGTGTCGGCTTCCCTGTAGCCATTTCGTTATCACCTCTTTATTTCCATTTATTCCCAGCGCCCCCACGATTTTTTTAGCGCACACCCGATGCTCTCCATCTTTTGTCGAGAGGGGGCACGGTCTAGAGGCAGCGGAGAAAATCCGGTTTTTGGAAGCGGGGGTGTGTTATGTCTACCCGGCCCGCCGCCGCAGGCCCCGCCGAAGGCCGCCGCGCTCTCGTGATCTTCCCGCCCCGGCCCCGTCTATCTTTTCTGCGTTCCGCCGCCTGCTGCTCTGCTCCTCGTCGCTCCGCTGCTCCCCGCTCTGAGCTCTTGCCCGTCCTCGCCTCTTGCCTGCTCTCTCTTTCGTCAGGCTCCAACAGCCTTGCGTTTTGTGCCCGGGGTTACCACCGTTCCGGTGGCGCGCCGAAGTCTCCCGCGCCTCGCTCCGCCTGTGCGTGCGTCTCCTCGTGGCACCGCTTGCATAGGCACTCCAAGTTGCTCTGTGCAAGCGCCAAATGTGGTGCCCGTAAAAGGGGGGTTTTGTGGTGCACCTGCTCTGCCGGGGAGTATAGGCCCCGCCGCTTGCATCGCTGGCACTCGTTGTGCTGCATTTCCCGCGCCTTCGCCGCCGCCCGTTGCCACATATACGTCCGGTAAAACGCCGGGGCCCCGCCGATCTCCAGCAGCTCCCGCACTCTCCGCGCCCTGGTATCCTCCACGCTTGCGTCCTCCTTATGCCTTTATTCTGCCGTGCCTAGTGGCTCATTTTGTACGGTCTTTTGCCCTTTCTGGGCGTAAAAAAGGTGCAGCCGTTAAGCTGCACCTAGTGAATAAAAAAATAAGCGGACGCTTTCGCGTCCGCTTATCCTATATTATTTTGTCTTGTCTTATTTTACCCTCGTCCATTTATCACTCGTATTTTCCCACCACTCCGCCGCACGTCAAGCTGTCTTCTCAATCCACCCGGCCCCCACAAACTCGCCGTTGGCCTCTATGCTAATGTCTCTCCCGTATGCCTCATAATCAAAATACCCCCGCGCCCAGTCCGGCAGCTCGTCAATTGCTCCGGTCTCCGTTGCGTAATAATAGCCCAAATCCTCCACGTTGTCCACGCCCTCGATCAGTGTATATGCTCCGTCCTGCACCTCCTCGCACAGTTCTATTAGCCGCGCCGCGTCCCGCGTAAAGCACGCCATGCCCGCCTCTATCACTGCCGCCAATGTCAGCCGCTCTTGCTCGTCCATGTCCTCCAGTGCTTCCGCTAGCTCCTCCAGCTTGTCCAGGCTCTCAAACTCTCCAAGCTTGCTTGCGATCCCCGGCACGTCCTCGGCCTCGTAGTCCGTGTAAAATACCTCTTCCGGCGCGCCGATCCGCTTCCATGCGGCCTTCCGCTCCTCCTCGCTTGCCGGTAAGCCCAGCCACTCGCCCCGCAGCTCCCCGGCGGCGTATGCGCCCAGATTTGTGATAAAAACATTAAGTGTTGACATATTGTTGCCCTCCTAAATTTATTTTTGAGTTTTGGTTCTCACTGGAGCGCCGGAACCCGTCCGGCGCTCGATCAGAATCAATGCATATCCTCAATGCTCCACCCGCTATACCGCGCAGACATAATGCTGTCGTCCTCGATGGTCTCAGGCGTGCCGTTGTCGTCCATCATCAGGCTGTACACCTCTCCGGCCTCCTGATCCTCCACGCCCTGCCACTCAAACCGATGCCCGCTGTGCGTCTCATAGGTCACGATGTCCTCCGCCCGGTCAATCTCCGCCACGTAGACGGTCAGCGCGTACTGATGTGTTGTTGTCCTGCCGCCGATGGCCCCGGCCTGCATCATGGCCAGTAGCGCTGCAATTGCTCTTAGTCTCATTGTTATGCCTCCTTTGTTAAGTCTCAATTTTACAAGCCTCCATACGTCATCACGCCGAAGATCAATATTCGACCCACTGACCGTAATATCCAAACGATCCGT